GACGGTTGCTGCACTAAAGGCAAAACTCGTGGAAAGATGGTGTAACTATGGCTACAAGATGGGACAACCTACCCGGGCTTAAAGACGACGTCGTGGAGCGAGCTAAAGAAGACTTTGCAAAAGGTCAAAAAGGCCGTAACGTAGACTCTTCTAAACTTACTGGCGGTGCTAAAGATGCCGTTCGTGAAGCTGGCAAACGTGCCGATAACCGTAATGTTGGCCGCGCTGGTGCTGGTCAAGTTATGTTTGAAATTGGTTACGGGGTTGGTCGTAAAATTGACGAAAAGACCGGTCTTGGTAAAAAGATGGTTGATAAGTCTGGCCTTGGTAGCGCCGCTGAAAAAGCAGCAAACCGCCGTGATAAGGTCGAGTTGTCTAAAGATGCTAAGGCTCGTTTAGATGAAGAAGAAGTCGATAACTATCGACGTGAAACTGATGCTAACGAGAAAGCCCGTAGAGAGTATTCTGGTCGCTATGAAGACGGTACTCGTTTGCCCAGCGAAGAGAACTACAAAGGTGATGGCATGAAGCGCGGTGGTAAGGTCAAGAAGATGGCTTCTGGCGGTATGACTTCTGGAGCGTCCTCCGCTTCTAAACGTGCTGATGGTATTGCCACTAAAGGCAAGACACGCGGAAAGATGTGCTAAATCATGATAGCCAGCCGTGGAATGGGCGATATTAACCCAAGCAAAATGCCCAAGGGTAAGCGCAAGGCTCGCCGGGATGACACTGACTTTACACAGTACGCTGAAGGCGGCAAAGTAAATGCGGCTGGTAACTACACTAAACCCGGTCTGCGTAAGCGGATTGTGTCTCAGGTAAAAGCCGCAGCTACACAGGGTACGGGCGCAGGACAATGGTCAGCCCGCAAAGCCCAGCTTGTTGCTAAAAAATATAAAGCTTCTGGTGGGGGGTATAGAGATTGAAAGCTCCGCAAAAGTCTCTTAAAGACTGGGGCGACCAGAAATGGCGCACTAAGTCTGGCAAACCGTCAAGTAAGACGGGAGAGAGATACTTGCCTGAAGCAGCTATTAAGTCTTTGTCACCATCAGAATATGCCGCTACAACCAAAGCCAAGCGAGCCGGAAAAGCCGCTGGAAAACAGTTTGTAGCGCAACCAAAAACCATTGCAAAGAAAACGGCGGGATTTAGATGACTACCTCTGGAGTTGCAGCGTTTAATCTTGACCTCAATGAGATTGTTGAGGAAGCGTTTGAGCGTGCTGGCTCTGAACTCCGCACGGGTTACGACTTACGTACGGCTCGTCGGTCGTTGAATTTGCTGTTTGCAGACTGGGCAAACCGTGGCGTAAACATGTGGACATTTGAGCAAGGGACGCTTACCTTTACTCAAGGTTTGGCTACTTACGCACTACCAAACGACACTGTGGATTTGCTAGAACACGTTATTCGTACGGGCGAGGGCAATGTTTCCACGCAGTCTGACCTGACAATTACCCGTATTAGTGTTTCTACTTACGCAACAATACCTAATAAATTACAGCAAGCCCGCCCAATTCAAGTGTGGTTTCAGCGTTTAGATGGTCAAACATCGTCCGTAGGGACTACATTAAATGGTGGAATAACTGCCACAGCCACCACAATTACGTTGACTTCTACTGCTGGACTGCCCACTAATGGCTTTGTTTTGATTGAGTCTGAAACTGTGCAATACGGTTACATCAGCGGCAACCAATTAATGAACTGCTTCCGTGGACAAAACGGCACAACCGCAGTGGCGCACTCAACTGCCGCCGCTGTTTACTCACAAAACTTGCCATCCGTAACTGTTTGGCCGACTCCCGATGGATCACAAACCTACCAATTTGTTTACTGGCGTATGCGCCGTATTGATGACGCAGGTGGCGGCGCTAGGACTATGGATGTACCTTTCCGTTTCCTGCCCTGCTTGGTTGCTGGACTCGCCTACTATCTTGCACTTAAGGTAGAGAACGGCGCTCAGAGATTGGACGTCCTCAAAGCTCAATACGATGAAGCTTGGCAGTTAGCGGCTGGCGAAGATCAAGAACATGCTTCTTTGCGGTTTGTACCGAGGCAAATGTATATTGGTGGTGGTTCTTAAATGGGCAGTAGATTTGCATCTGGTAAGAACAGTATCGCCATGTGCGATAGATGCGGCTTTCAGTTCAAACTTACAAAGCTTCGTAAAGAGATAAAGAAGACCAAGATTTATAACCTGCTTGTTTGTCCTGAGTGCTGGGATCCAGATCAACCGCAGTTGCAGTTGGGTATGTATCCGGTGGATGACCCGCAAGCTGTACGCAACCCACGTAGAGATTCAACCTACTATACGGCTGGTACAAATGGATTGCAGACAGTGGACTCAACTAGCAATGCCCCCGATGCTGCTGGTTACGTCACAGGTGGTTCTAGAGATATTCAATGGGGCTGGGCCCCAGTGGGTGGGTCTAGCGCTTTTGATGCGCCTTTAACACCAAATAACTTGGTGGCAACGGCATATGTTGGTACAGTTACGGTAACAGTTACTTAGGAGATTAAAATGGGATTTAAAAAAGCAGCAGATGGTATTACCAAAAAAGGTAAAACTAAAGGTACAAACCTTGGCGATAGCGGCCCAACCGTTGGCGTTGAAAGCGGTGCTAAAGGCGGCAAAGGCAAAGGCGGCAAAACCAATGCAGATATGATGTCTATGGGCCGTAATTTGGCCAAAGTCGCTAATCAGAAACGAGGTTAATCATGGCTAAATTTAGCAAAAAAGTGATGGGCAAAGAAGTTGGCGATGCCGCTACTTATGCCAAGCCACACACAATGACTGGCAAAGAAGTAAAAATGTCGACTAACCCCGGCAAGCCTTCAGACATTAGTAGCCTTAGCACCATGAAAATGAGTGTTGGTAACTACAACAATGGCCAAAGCGAAACTAAAACTTCCGGCATCAAAATGCGCGGTACAGGTGCGGCTACTAAAGGTCTAATGTCTCGAGGCCCAATGGCATGAATTACGCCGCACTCAGCGCTAATATTCAGGCGTATACGGAAAATACTGAAGCGAATTTTATCGCTGAAATACCCGTGTTCGTTCAACAGGCTGAGCAGCGTATTTACAACACGGTGCAGTTTCCGTCTATTCGTAAGAATGTGACGGGGGTGATGTCCACCAACAACAAGTACCTTGCTTGCCCTACTGATTTCTTAGCAGTGTATTCAATGGCAGTTATTAATGCTGCTGGTGAGTACGAGTATTTGCTAAATAAAGACGTTAACTTTATTCGCCAAGCATATCCACTACCAACAGATACATCGACACCTAGGTACTACGCTCTGTTTGGCCCACAATCAACTAACGCCGCTGAGCTGTCGTTTATACTTGGCCCCACACCCGACGCTAACTATAACGTTGAGCTGCACTACTATTTCTACCCAGAATCTATTGTGACTGCGGGTACGACATGGCTTGGAGATAACTTTGATTCTGTACTTTTGTATGGTTCACTGGTTGAGGCTTACACCTACATGAAGGGTGAGGCCGACATGATGGGCTTGTATAACGGCAAGTATCAAGAAGCTCTTGCACTAGCAAAACGTTTGGGCGATGGTATGGAGCGTCAAGACGCTTATCGTTCTGGTCAGTTCCGTCAGAAAGTAACGTGATATGGCGATTGTCCAAACCCAAACCACAAGTTTTAAAGCTGAGCTTTATCAAGGTATTCACGACCTGACAACTGACGTTATTAAGATTGCTTTGTATACGGCTAATGCAAACCTGAATGAAGACACAACTGCGTATTCAGTTGATCTAGTTGGGCAAGTTGTTGCTACGGGCTACACAGCAGGGGGTTCTATTTTGACGCCTATCACAGTCAGTACATCTGGCTATACGGCGTATGTAGGCTTTCCTAACGTTGCTTGGACAGCGGCGCTTACAGCGCGATGTGCTTTGATATATAACTCTACCCAAGGTAATAAGTCTGTAGCCGTTCTTGATTTTGGTTCTGACAAGACTTCTACAACTACATTCACAATCGCAATGCCGACCAACGGCCCCACCACTTCGTTAATTCGTTCTTCCAATTAAGGAGCCTTACATGAGCTTAGACAAAATGACCGCTACCGACCAAGTAGCCGCAGTTACCAAATACAACACAGCGCCTTCTGATGAGGTGGCAATTGAAGGTTTCTACCATGCTATTTGCTACAGCGCAGATGGTTTTATCAAGTGGGACGAGCCTATTCAAAACTTGGTAGTTACTGTTGGTAAGAACTTGACCTTGGATACCATCCTTGGTAACTCAGCCGCTGGCGCAGTTGTGATGGGTTTAAAAGGTACGGGTACAGCCATAGCCGCAGATACGCAGCCTTCTCACCCAAGCTGGTTAGAGGTGGGTGGCACTAACGCCCCTGCTTATTCTGGAAACCGTCCTACACCATCATTTGCTGCGGCTTCTGCTTCTAGCAAAGCTACATCTTCCGCCGTGTCATTCTCTATGACCAGCACAGGTACTGTGGCAGGCTGCTTTATTAACATTGGCGGTAGCGCAACTAAAGACTCAACCACTGGCACATTGTTCTCTGCTGGTGATTTCTCTAGTTCTAAGGCTGTTGTTAACGGTGACACGATTGCGGTAACGTACACATTAACATTGACTTGATATGGCGTTAGCTTGGGGTGATGGCGCATGGGGTGATAACGCATGGGGCGGGGGAGAAACTTTCCCTGTCAGCGTTACAGAAACCACCCTAATTGCTGATTCACCTGCGGCTGGGTTATTGATTGATGTAAGTATTACAGAGTCATTGACTGGCGGTACGGCTTGGGGTCAAGATGCTTGGGGTTCTGGGTCGTGGAGTGGGACAGAAGGTATTCGGGATATTCAGACTGTAGCGCTGACTATGAATGTGGCAGTAGATGAATCTGCCGCTATTGCTGAAGCCCAGTCTGTTGTAGCTGGGTTTGCGGGTTCTGTCACTGA